TTCTCATCCTGTGTGAACCTGTCCGGCTTCATGGCTTTCAATCCTTCTTTTCGCGAGTCTAACACCTCAATGATCTTTGCAATGCTCTTTACAGCATCGCGATACATGCACACTATCGTGTTTTCATTTACGCGGTAATGTTCGGCCAGCTCTTTATAGGGCGTGTTATTGAAGAATCTCTCGATAAACACCGCTGTCTTTGTTAGGTTCGTGTTGCCGCTTGACCACGGCATCGCCCCGGAAAGGCTCGCCTCTTCTGCCTCAGACAATGCGCTAAGGTGAATCTCATTCCTCTGCGGATAACAGACGATCCTGTCCGAATAGTGCCGCTCCATAACACGGTTATCTTCCCACAGCTTTTTATTAACTTCATCGCAAGGTTGTTTGCAGTCCTTGTACTTCGGGCAATCAATACACTTTTCCATGATACCCTCCGGGCCACTTTTAAAGTTTAAAGGGCTAAACTGTTCATGTTCTCTGTTTGCCTTACTTCATCTATTGTCAGAAAACCCGCTTCAATGCCTATTTTATAAGCCTCGTAACGGTTTTTTGTGTCTGAACGCAGGAAATCTTGCGTCAAAAATTCAATAAAGTATTTTTCCTTTTCCGCCTGCGTCAACAGCGTTTTCATCATCGCCTGTTCTATTCGTGTCAACCACGGTTGAAGCGTATGGATCAGGAAAGAGCGGTTCTGTTCTGTGACATTGCTGTATGTCGAGCGTTCGTAATCCATCACCAAGTTAAGCGGCACTCTAAAAACTCTCGCTATTTCAACCACCGAAAACTTCTGGCTTTCAATTAGCTGGCTGTCCTGCGGTGAAACACCGATGCTCTGCCATCTCAGATCGTTGTCAAGGATCGCAACTCTGTGTTTGTTGCCCCGCCCTTGGTGCCCCGCCGCCCATGCGGCCCTGAGGCTCTGAATTGAATCATGGCCAAGTGAAACACTCGTGCTTAATATTCCGCCCGGTGACGCGTCATTTTTAAAGTAGGTTGAGGAATATTCGCCAACCGCCTTCGCATATCCGAAACAGTCACGCAGAAGCGCCAAAGGTGAAAGCCCTATGATCCCATCAGACGACAGGCCACGAATGTGCAGAACATCACTCATGTGATATATCTTTTCCGCTTCGTCTGTCTGGTGTTTATACACAATCTCACGACCATCAACATCAACCGTCACCCGATCCGGGTTAAGCGGCCAAAAAGCCGTTATTTCGCCATTATCCCGTTCTATGTAACAAAAGGCATTGCCGCGCAGACACAAGTGCCCCACAAGCAATTCTCGCAGCTCAAAAGACGTCATAAGCGGGTTAGGCTCGTCATGTAGCAGCCTATACAAAGAAAAGCCCCTTGCCCGTTCACGGTCACCATTGGGCAAGCGCTCATAGAGCATCAGCGGCAGGCTCGCGACGGCTTCTGTGAGCACTCTAACGCAGGCATATACGGCAGGAATACCCAAGACCGTTGACTCATTTATCGGCACCCCGGTTGAAGTTTCCCGGCCCTCGAAAGCATCTAAGTTCACCCAGTTTCGTTTTCTAAAAAATGGAAATCTCATATTTAAAGTCCTCTGTTGGTTTTTTTATTAGGCAAATTTGCCGAATTACAGGCAGCCCGCTCCGTCTTTTTTGGAGCGGACGCCGCAGTTCTTTTAGGTTCGTGCTGCCAAACCGACACACCATGACAACGTGTCACCGTTGCGCGGCTGAATTGCCTCAGACCAAGTTCCTTGTCCATCAAAACGGACTAGGACGCGATAAGAAACTAGATCATTTGTCCAGCCCGGAATATTCGACTTTTCCAGCCTGATCTCCCGCCGCAGGCCAACTGCATACTGGCTCAGATCAACGAAAATAATGTCGTTAGCTTGGCCTAAAACAGGCAGGTTAGGCGTGAAAAGCACCGGGCGCCCGAGGATCGTAAAGTTCCCATTGCTTTCATTAAGAACAGGCACGTGCACGCCCCCAACGCCAATCGCAATGCTCAACTGCATGAGTTGCGGTATTACCGTTGAATTAGCGATCCACACAGCCCGCTGCAAGTTCGCCGGCGCCATCCTCGAATACATCTTGACAAGGTTTTCATACATCAAGGTATTTTTAGTCTGGCCTGTTTCCTTGGCAACAGTGATCACGCCGGGGCTATTGATAACGCCCAAAGGCTCCCCGCCGCCGGTGCCAGTGAGCAAATAGTAGTCCATCCCCGCGGACAAAGACTTTTTCATGGCCATCTCGAGTTGAGCATCAAAGCCCATCCCGTCCTCTATCAGCTCGCTTGAAGCGTCAACGAAGATCGCACCTTTTTTGGCCTCCAGCGTAATGGCTCGCAGTTTGCCAGTCTGCTTGGTACCGGGTGCTTCCTCTGCGAGAAACTCCATGGCGAAACCGCCGTAAAAGTCCGTCCTTTGATCCGCCCCGTCCCAACCTGCAACCTTACGCGTCGCAGACTCCATCGGCCATACGGTTGCGCGCGGCCGCACTATTTCAAGTGGCAGAGCGTCGTCTAACCACTTCGCCGCCAGCGGTTCAGGTACGCTAAAACCGCCCGCCGCCGGTGTGCCTTCAACCATCGAGGCTCTAAAAGCCCGCACCATGTCATCGGTAATTTCGAATTTACGGCCATGATTGAACATACCAGCATATGTCCTGTCTTGTGCCGGGCCGCCGGTGATCTCAAAAGTCTTAGGCTCAGGTTTCACATCAACTGTAAAACCTCTGTCCTTTTTCGCCGCCTCTGCAATCTCGAGCGCCTCCAGTCGACTGTCAAAGGCTCTGATCGCCTCTTTCAATTCCTCGATCCGCTCCATGTCTTCGCCGCTCTTGGCCAGCTCTGCGAGCTCGTCAACAGCCTGTTTTTTGCTTTTTAAAATATCGTTTCTGTCCATCTTCTTTTTCCTCTCCTTTGTTTTTATTTGAGCCTCCGCTCTATTTATTCCGACCGAAAAATCCGCCGGTGCTGCCACAAGTGAGCACTCGTAAGGCACCCACTTAGTTGCCATGTAACCTGTTTTTGTTTTAACTCTTTCAATGATCTGATACCCGATTGAAAGGTTCCTTAAAATCCCGTCCTGTATGTCGCGCCACAAGCCATCTTGATTGGCTGAAATCCTCAACGTCCCTCTTAACTTTCCCGCCTTAACCTTAAGGCCCTCAACGATCCCCACCGGCAAACTCCTATTGTCGTGTGAACAGAGCAGCGGCAAAGGCGCCCGCGACAAGTCCACCGCCCCGGGCTTGTGGCTCAGGACTTCCTCTCCGTCGTAGCGCTTCACCGGCGCCTCACTTGAAAGGCTCGCCTCAACCGTTCTGGCCTCCGCCCGGATACTGCCAATGTCAATTTCAAAATTTCTGTTTATCATTTCATTTTTACCCCCTTTTATATCCAGCATATCGCCGGAGTAATATCTTTCTTCTGGTTCCGCAAAGCCCCGTCCAGCGCCATTATGGACGACACAACTAGATCAATTTTTTCTCTGGATCGCGCCTTTGAAGGCTTTAAATTCCCGGCTGCATCTGTTTCTGCAATCACGTTCCCGAAACACCACTTAAGCGCCGGATTGTCCGGGAAAACGATCTTTTGTTCGAGGATCAACTTTTCCAGCTCTTTTGCCGGCGGGCTCATGGACGCAAAGCCCTGTCCGAATTCGAACACCGACAGCCCCATGTCCTGGAGTTCTTTTACAATCTTTGTCGATCCCCAGCGGTCAAATAAAATGCCCTTCAACTGAAATTGCTTTGCAATGGCGTCAATGCGTTTCAGTATATAAGAATAGTCCACCACAGCGCCCGGTGTGGCCTCAATATGTCCTTCCTCGTGCCAAAGATCGTAGGGCACCCGATCAGCCTTTGAGCGTTTTTTAATCGCGTTTTTTGGGCACCATGCATAATGGAGCGTATAAAAAGGTTCTCCGTTTTTCGGGGCAAAGCACAAAGACAGGGCGGACAAGTCTTGCGTGCTCGATAAGTCCAGCCCCGCATAGCATGAGCGCCCTGTCAAATCCGGTATATCCCCCACACAGGCGGAAAAATCTTCGGTTGCGATCCACTTCGCGGTCGTTTCGTAACGCTGGTTAAGATAAAGGTTTCTGAAAACCGCCTCTTTTGCCGGAATCTTTTTAGCTTGCTCAGCGAAAGCTCGCATTTCCTCGAGGCTCCGAAAGTCATCAAGCGCCGGGTTGCAAGCAAACCATGTTTTTTCGTCCCAAATGTCAGCGTCGTCCGGTGCTGCATAGACACAACCAAAAAAGGCCTCGTCCGGCGGCAAGGTGCCGTCCTCAATTTTGAGAGCATAGTCAACCAGCTCAGACATGATATGGTTGTTATCAGCCGATTGTGTAGATATGACTATCATCAGCGGCTCCGCTCGTGCCCCCGTGCCGGTGGTTAAATTGTCATAAAGCTCTCTGTCCCGGCTTTGGGCCAGTTCGTCATAAACAATAAAACTTGGCGAAAGTCCGTGCGCCTTGCGAGCGTCCGCACTCATTGCATGGTATATGCTGCCTGTTTCCAAGTCCGTGATCATTCTATGAAAAGCTTGTATATGGCACCGCTCCGAAAATTCAGGAATTGTCAGAATTATGGCCTCCATTTCTCTGTATATGATTGCGGCCTGTTCACGATCCGAGGCTGCGCTGAATATTTGCCCCCTGGGCTCCGACTCCGGCCCCAGCAAATGGCAAAGAGCTAATGCTGCCGCGAGGCTCGTTTTTCCTTGCTTGCGGGGCAATGTGATCAA